CTGCGAAATGGATTCTATGAAGAAACAGAGGATAGCCTGTCCAACAGATTTAAGATGGACTTTCGTATCAGTAAGGACCTGACGGACGTTAACTTGTATAGGAAGGTCGAGAGCAGAGGTTTTCTCATTTTCTTTAATGGGGAGGAAATCACATGGCAAAGAGCACTAAAATACGATGGACAAAAGCTCGCAAAAATGAGCTGAGAAAAGAGGTACTGAACTTTAATAGAAGGATACGTTCAGCAGAATCTAGGCTTGGTGACCTCTCCTATATACTGCCTCAAAAGCAGACGGCAAGCGAAGCTATGGAGAAGATTCAGACTTTACAGGAATATAGGGATTACTTAGCGGCGATTAAAAGGGCAACTGCTAAGACGCTTATACCTGAGACATATGGGAACGACTTGACAACGGAATGGAGACGTAAGGAAATAGAGATACGGGAAAAGCGGATAAACGAAAGGAACAGGCAGAGACGTAAAAAGGTCGATGAGCTTAGACCCGGCGTAAAAACACAAGAACAGGTGGGAAGGTTAAATCCCTATGGCAGATTTCCCTCTGACAATGACTTCTTCCTTAGAGACCTTGGGTTAAAGACAGGTGACACGGTAAAATATGAAGAATTGTTAAAGAAGATAGAGGAAGGCTATTACAGGGAGAAAGCTGAACTGTGGAGAACGAATTATATCAATGCTCTTATAAATGAGATGCTGGGACCTGCTACCTTTGCCGGGGATGTTGTGAGTATGGGATTGGCTAACCAGATATACGACTTGGTGACTGGTATGGACATATCCACTTTTCTCTTAGGTCAACTATCATCGTATAGCGATGTGTTGCAGATTAATTTTCTGTACGACCAAAAAGGAAGGGAAGCGGCTCTTGAACGCATACTCGACGTGTGGAATGAGCTTATAAGGCGTACATGATGTGCAAAAACCTGTTTATAGTGTTGATTTTGAGACAGTGGTTGACCCCAACGAAACCCGTGTATGGTTATGGGGAAAATGTGACATAGATTGTACTACGTTTGTATACGGGACGGATATTGACAGTTTCATGGAGGAGATATCTACTGTTGACTGTAAGGCGTATTTTCACAACATTAAATTCGATGTTCAATTCATGTTTTATTGGCTGTTTCATAACGGATACAGGCATACCAGTGAGAGGAAGCCGAAAGAGGGGTATTTCTCAACGCTGATATCAGACATGGGAATGTTTTATACTTGCACTGTTCACTTTTTCAACGGTAGCGTAGTTGAGTTCATAGACAGTTACAAGCTCATAACTCTCCCCGTAAGGGACATTCCAAAAGCTTTCGGACTGGACGTTCATAAACTGGACTTGGACTATGCCGAAAACAGGGATTTCAACCATGTACCAACAGAGGAAGAAATATCATACGTTAAGGCAGACGTGGAGATTGTGGCAAAGGGCATAAAAGCCATGCACGAAAACGGCCTGATTAAGATGACAGCGGCAAGTAACGCACTGTACAACTATAAGAAGGTCCTGTCAAACAAGGAGTTTAAACGCAGATTCCCGCCGATTGAATATGCTGTTGACAAGGATTGCAGGAAATCATATAAAGGTGGCTGGACATATCTCAACGAAGCATATCAAGGGATGATGGTCGGTGAAGGTCAGGTATATGATGTAAACTCCATGTACCCTTGGGCCATGAAATACTGTATGCTACCGTTTGGTAATCCGTACTACTATGACGGGGAGTATAAATCGGATGAGTTTTACCCTCTTTATATTCAATGCCTTCAATGCTGTTTCAGTTTGAAAAAAGGACACTACCCCAGCATACAGTTGAAGAACAGTTTCAGGTTTTCCAGTACAGAGTACATTAAGGAAAGTGGGGATGACCCTGTAATACTCCACTTGACAAGTGTTGACTTAAAGCTCTTGTTCGACAACTATGACGTGTGGGATATAACTTACATAGGCGGGTACAAGTTCAGGGGCGAGACAGGGCTGTTTTCTGAATATATCGACAACTGGTATGACGTGAAGCAGAAGGCAAAGGTGGAAGGAAATAAAGCCATGTACCATATCGCTAAACTGATGCTTAATTCACTGTATGGGAAGTTTGGTTCAAATCCTGAGAAGGCTTCTAAATATCCATATCTGGATGAGACAGACGACATAGTAAAGTACAGACGGCTAATGCCTGAAATTGGCAACGGCGGG